GGTGGTGGCGACTTCCTGATGGCAATCAACATCAAAGATCAGTTTGCAGCTCACGGAAGTGTAACTGTAGATATTTCAGGGTACGCAGCCAGTGCTGCTACTTTAATAGGCCTGGGTGCAAAACATACCCGTATCAGCAATTCATCTTTCTACCTTATACATAAAGTCATGTCCTGGGTGGATGCCTGGGGAGGCATGAATGAAGATCAGATATCCGATCTGATTACTCACCTGGAAAAAGTTAAAGATGAAAATGAGAAAATGACTCTGGTAGCTGCAAAAGCATATGCAGACAGATCCGGAAAGCCGGTTCTGGAAATTCTGAACCTGATGAAAGAAGAAAAATGGCTGACAGCCGATGAAGCAAAAGAATGGGGCTTCGTTGACGAAGTATATAACACTACAACCACAAAAATCAATCTGGCAAAAGTCTCTGAAAAGTTCAACATGATGGGGCTTCCCAAACTTCCGGATTCTTCCGCATCTGACGACGACTCACTCGTTGGTAAAGTTGTTTCCGGAATCCGCGAATTCTTCAGCAAAGAAAATACTCTGATTTTTACACAATCCAAAATAGACCAAAAACCAATGAAACAATTCACCCTACTCAATTCGATTCTGGCTGTCACATCTCTGGAAAGCCAGGACGGGAAAGGCGCATATCTGAATGAGGCACAACTTCAAGCCTTCGAAGATGCTATTTCCGGAAAGGACAACCGGATCACTGAACTCACTCAGCATGAAACAAACTACAACAATGCAGTCGATAAACTGAACGCCCTGCATCCGGATGTTGCTTCAGCAAAAGACCTGGCAGAAAAAGTAAATGTTTTATCCCGGAAACTGGCAGAAAAACCGGGTGTTCCGGCTTCCGGACAGTCTGAAAATCCTCAGAATCAAAACGACGGGGTTGACTGGGATAAAATGATGTCCCTCGAACACATGAAAGATTAACCTTTAAACATCAATAACACAATGAATGTATCTGAAATTATCACCGCTTTCGGTGCCTATTATCTGAACTCAGGTCAGAACATGAACAACATCCTCCGGATGCTGACCCAGGGTGCTGTTACTCCCTCCTTTATGACTCCGATAAAAACGGAAGAGACGATTTACCGGATGTCTTCCGTCACTGTCGGGAGTCTTGTACAATCTTTCCAGAAAGACTGGACTCCTTCCGATCCGGGAATATTCGTTCCGAACGAAATCCGGAAACGTCACATGAAAATAGATATCGATATTTTTCCGGACGATATCGAAGACACCTGGTTGGGTTTTCTGGCTTCAAACAATTTGTCCAAAAAGGACTGGCCGCTTATCCGTTACATGATCGAGAAAGTATATATTCCGAAAATTCATGAGGATCTGGAGATGAAAGCCTACTACACCGGCAAGTACAAAGCTCCTACTGCCAAAACAGCCAACAAACCGGAAGATGTTATGGACGGTCTGAAAAGCTGTATACAGAAAGGAGTAGATGCCGATAAATCACACGTTCTTACCGATATCGGTGCGTTATCAAAAACAACTGTCTTCGACCAGGTAGAAGCTGCTATCGATCAGATTTCGGACGTTTACCAAGGTACAGAGATGCTTGTTTGTATGGCTCCGGTTTTTGCACGTGCATATCTGCGCGACAAACGCTCACAGGGATTCTACGACATCACCTCTGCTAAGCAGATCGATCTCGGTATTGATTTTTCACCCAGTCGCGTATGTCCGCTCCCGTCCATGGGATCATGCACAGACTTGTTCATCACCCCAAAGGCAAATCTTTTGCACATTACTGACAAAACAATGAACAAAGAAACCTTCAAAATCGAGGAGAGCAAACGTACCGTATCCCTTCTGACCGACTGGCAGGAAGGTGTTGGAATCGCTCTGGACGAACTTGTTTGGACGAACATTACAAAGACTCCCGGCGAAGGAGCATAATTTGTCATTCTTTAACCATAGCCTCGGGCTAATAAACTATATAAAAATGGCTGTAGATTTTACTGATATTGATAAAAATCTCCCGGATGGTCAGAATATGGGCGGTATTCCGCAGTTGGTATATTTCGCTTTACAAAGTGACGTACTATCCTGGCCGACACCTCCAACCACCGACACTGAAAACATTACTATGGAGAAAATGGGAGCTTTAGTCGGAGATATAAAAATGAAAGTCGGAAAAAAAATGAATAGTTTCTACATAACCGACGATGAAGGGAAACTGGATTTCGAAGGTGTAGGAGAAAAAGACGGGAAAAGCTTCATCATGAAGCTGCGTATTTATAATCCGGGATTGCAAAGTAAATTACTTGGTTTCATCAATCTTGCAAAAAATGAGAACCTGGTATTTATTGCTCCGGACAACAATGGCAATAATTTCCTGTTAGGTGACGCACTGCGGGGAGCGATTCTGGATAGTATCGACGGGATGACCACCGGACAGAAGACTGAAGAGCGTCCGGGTGCCGGAATGATATTCTCGTATAAAACAGCAAATATTTGCCAGTACACTGGCACAATTCCATCTGCTGTTGTAACTGAACCAGGTGCGTAACCAGGTCCCGGTTTCTCCCGGGACCACATTTCTACAAAAATGGGACTTATTAAGAATCAACAAATCGAAATAACCAACTGGCTAAATAGCGACCGGAATTACGACGACGGAGTTTTTCTCTATCAAAAATATGGGAAAAATCCGGTTTTGAAACGCCTGTTTCCCGGTAGGGAAAAATTCCAGGCAGAAAAGCTCGCCTACGAATTAGGAAAACTGATCGGCCTTGGTTTCAACCAGACATTAGAAAGTCAGGAACCTGATAACAAGCAGGTCCCGGATTCCGGATCTGATGAAACTACCCCGAATCCGACCAATACCCAATTAACCGATAAGGCTGAGACATTTGCCGACAAAGCCGAAAGTTTCGCAGAAGATGCTGAAGATTTTGCCAATGCAGCCGAAGAGCATAAAAACAGTGCTGAAGAATTTTCGGAAGAAGCAAAGCAAGCAGCTAACGAAACAAAAGAATTTGCCGACAAAGCCAAGGCCGCAGCCGAAACGCTCGGAGCCATGACCGCAGGTGATCCGGTTCCTGCCGGTAACTACCCTCCGGTAATAAACAGGATTATTGCAGAGTTTTCAAGGCTTTACAACGAGCGCGGAATGTTGAAAAAACAGGAAAACGATACACCGGACGAAAACACGCCGGAAAATATCGAAACACGCCGGAAAATTATCGAAAAAATCGAATCCATTTCCGCGCGTATGGATATCCTCTACGCTGCTAAAAAAGCTTATCTGGAGAAGGATATTGTTCCGGATGAAAAAGAGCTTTATCCGGTCCCAAATCAGCAAGCAGCTTCAGATCCGACTGATTCCGGCCAGTTAATCATTAAACGGAACAACCTGCGCAGCTCTATTACCCGGGCAAAAAATCAGCTCGAATATCAGAGCCAGAAAAAAGCGGATAAACCAAACCCTATGCCGGATTGTCCGAAACGCAGGGAACTCGAAGTAAGGATAGCAGAGAAAGAAAAAGAACTTGCGGAAATCGAAGCAAAGCTGAACGATGCTGATCGATCTGAAAAGCCTGAATAAAGCAGAGCAAAACACAAAAGAACCGGAAAATCAACCGGTTCTTTTTTTATCAGTTCCTGAATGCAGGAATCTGGCTGACTCAGAAACATCCTTGCGGAAACAGATCGGAATTCTGGAACATAATGTTTGCATAAACTTTTGGAGTTATGGCAGCTTTTCACTCCACGAACTAATGTTTTACATTCTTCAGCAAACAGGTCCGGCACATATCAACATGTGTACCTGGTCAATCAGT